AACACTTGCATCCACAGTGAAAGCGGTTACAATCTGAATCCATACATCAGTAACGAAAGCATACTGTGGAATTCGAATCAAATTGTAAGTCGCATCTGCAGGAGCAATCATTAACTTACTGGCTTCCAATCTAAAAGCATCAGATGCTTTAGTTGTATACTTATCTGTATTAGCCATTAATTACTCCTCCTATTCAATTGCTGCGCCCCAAGAACTTCCAACAATAACACCGTAATCTTTGCTGTCAAAGATCGGCTTTGCAGCACCAAAGATACCACCACCACGAATCATAACAAATCGTTCTGCGTCCTTAGTGTAAGGAACAAAAGCCATCGTAGTAGACTTCGATTCACCAGCTCCACCCCATGCCCAAACGGCTGCCTGACAACCAAGGAACAGGTTTCTATAAACATTGGAATTACCCGGAGCTTTACGAATGTTTTCACTCTTAGAGATCAGCATACCGTTGTATTCAATCTCCGTATTGGGAACCTGCAACTTATTAGCAGCACGTTGCAAATCGCCCCACTGACCAATATTGGTGTTCTGGCGGAGTTTATCGAACACATAGTTGTGAAGGATAACTCTCCAGTAGTTCTTACCGCCCAGGCTGAGAGGACGAAGTTTATAACAACCAGTAGAAGGAATTTCTGCTCGCTGTTTCATCTTATCCAACATGGTCAAGTCAAGAACATCAGCTGAAGTCATAGAAACCTCAGCAACATCATTTGCAGTGATATGATGCCCAGTATCCGGCGCTGTAATCGTAGTGCCGAAGGTCTTTCCAGCAACAATAGCATAACTCGTGTCGCCACAAAGAACAGCCATAAGGTAAGTATTTAATTTCGCTACCCACCAATCTTGCAAACCATTCTTGCCTTCCTTCATAAGATCATAAGGAACTCTCTGCTCTTCCATGCGTCCACCAGTGTCAACTGCATGATTGAGTTCTTCAACAGTCATCTTAAAATCTTTAAAGCGAAGTTTCTCTTCGTTACCTTCTACTGTGTCATTGCCAACAACACCCTCACCAACCAAAGGTAAACGAATACCAAACGTAATCTGATCGCCTTCACCTTTAGCTAGGTCTGTTTTAATCTGTACAATAGAGTTACTGTCCTTACCTACCAGAGAATTAATTTCAACTGATGGCAAAATAATACTAAAAAGATCTCTTGCCCATTTCTTCCTGGTAAGATTATCATTTGTTAAAAACTGAGTTTTCGGGTTATCTGACATTTACATATCCTCCACTAAGCTAAAGTGCCCTTTAGATACTTATCATAAATATCTTTAGGCACTGTGTTTAATTCATCTTCAGGCAGCGCATCAATTTTAGCTGACGTCCAACCTGTTCCACCTGCTCCGCTTCCGCCTGCGCCAATAGAAGCCGCGGAAGGATTAGCATCAACAACTTTCTTTTCCTTCACCTTATCGGCCTCTGCAGCAATCTTCTTTGCTGCATCTTCTGAATCCTTTTGTTTTGCAGCATCGTCTTTTGTAGCAAATTTAGGATGGTACTTCTTTACCAGTTCATAAATTTTCTTATACGGATTAGCTTCACCCCAAATTTCAGCTTCCATCTTACTAGATACTTCTTGAAGATTTCCACCATTCTCTCTAATGTAGTATCTTGAAAAAGCCTCCACCACATCATCAAGATTTCCTTGGGAACAAACTTCACGAACGTCAGCATAATTAGGATTAAGCTCCATTATTGTAACCATTTCTGTGAGTTTGCTTTGACGCTCGAGATAAGCAGCTTTAGCAGCACTTTCCTCTGCCTCTGTAGCTTTTATCTCATCGTCCGTTATAAGTCCTTTATCAACCATCACCTTCTGAAGTTTCTGGTAGTCGCCAGTGACTTTCCGAAGTGCTTCGTTACTTGCACGAACTTGTTCTTTCAGTTCACGCACAACATCGACATCTTCTTCTTTGTCATCTTTAGCTTTACCACCTTCTTCCTCTTTAATCTTTAATGCATCAGCATCTGCTTTAGCTTTATCTTCTGCTGCCTTAACTTCTTCAAGCTTAGCGGCATCCTCTGCAACCTTAGCAGCTTCTGCATCACCATCATCAATTTTGTTCATCTCATCTTGCATCTCATTTACTTGTTCAACTGTAAGTCCGCTCATTACATTCCTCCTTCAGTATTAGGGTTTTGTTGTGCCAGTTGTTGTTCATGCTCATGTTGTACAGCCAAATTCTCCTTCTCGTTAATGCTGGACAACATAAGCTTAATAACATCTGCTTCAATCTTCTTATCTGATGTAAGTAACTTTGTCAGATTGTTAATTACTGCTATATACTTTTGATTTTCTAGTTTAGCCATTTCAAACTGTTGCTCTGTTGCAGCTTTCTGTTGTTCTGCCTGCTGAGCAGATTGTTGTTGTTGCGCAGAAAACTGTTTAATCTTCTGGACAACAGAGAATGGTGCACCAGAATATTCCACAATAAGATCTGGAGGAATAGAACCTGGATTATTATGTCCCATATCAATAAGCATTTGTGCAATCGAGTTTCTGGAGTTAACTGTCTCAATTCCTTCTTCCACAAAGAAATCATATTTACCAACAGTAACATCGTTAAACTCTGGTGAAGAAGGATTATTTTGACTATTAATTTGCATTAACTGTTGGCCATTCTGTCCCTCTATCCTTATAACTCTTTCACTTGAAATATACTGCTGTATAAAAGAAAATAGCATTTTAGTTGCTAGTAATCTACTCTTTTTAAAGTTATCAAGCAGAATAAATAATATTGCTATGTTCTGACCTTGGCGTAACTGAGTTGTTATTCCAGGTTCCCTAGAATAAGTTTGAATACCCAACGTATCATTCTGCACACCAGATACATCTTTCATAAACTGACCATCAGTATCCATTAACTGCCCATAAACAGGAGATATAGAAGGTTGATCAGTAAAGCGAACTTTTTCAAGCGCACCGCTGGATACTTCCATATGATAGTTTGGTTCAGCAGATCGCTTTTCGTATTCTTCAATATCAATAATAGCTCCTACCTCATGAATCAATATACCTTTAGGAGAAGTCTGCAGTAGATGCTGCATTTGTCTCCGCATTGTATTGATTCCAGTTTGAGGATCTTTCATCATAGAGATCAAACCAAACCATCTGTTTTCTTTATCGTGTTTATAGCCACCAAATAAAACGTCAGGAAATCCTTCCCACCTATGCTTAGAAATACCTTTTTCAAATATATAGCAATTTGAAAAGATTACAAATCTATAAACTGTACCGTATCTCTTTACGCCATCAAACTGCTGGTCAACAACTACCTGCCCATTTGGCATTGTAATGCCAGCACGCACTGCATCCCTAAATTTTTCAAACTCACCTTTCATAAGTTTTTCTACTTTACCCGTAATAGGACTGGTAAACCAGTAAAGTTCTTCTGTACTTTTGTACCAGCATTCTGTAACTCTGTAAGTATCTTCGACAGCATTATAGAACATCGGAGACGAGCCGTCTGAGTTCTGTAACTGTGTTACTTTATCAGGATCAAAATCTGGATACTTTATTTTAATCTCTTCCTTATCATACCAGAAATCAATAAATAAAAATCTTGCATCTGATAAATCGTAATTAATACTTCTTGGATCTATCTTAAAATTTCTGCCGTGAACAAAGCGAGTCTTTATTTCTGGTTCATACGGATTATCATCATTAACGTAAAAGTGCAATAAACTTCTTCCACTTTTAACTGTGTGTTCAAAACAAGTCATTTCATTGTCTGCTAAACTAGACTCTCTACGGAAAAACTTAATAGTACCATTAGCAAGTTCTACCAAAGCTTCATCATTCTTTTCTACCGGAAAGGCTGAAGGCAACTGACGATTCTGTCCAGCTAAACCTACAACAACATCAACTTTAGGTTTAATCTGATTATACACTAAAGCTGGTCTTTTTGCAAGTGCAAGTGCTTCAAGTGTCTCATTTGAGTCTTGATCGCCAGCATAATAAGCATAATCTTCTTCAGCTTCAGTTAACCACACAGATTCACTATCAGCTCCTTCAGTCTGCTTTAGCCAAGTATTAACTTTATTAAGTAAAGCGAAATCTTCATCACTTAACTCAGTAGATCCAATTGATGTAGTTTCTGTGTAGTTCATCTCTAACTCCAATCAGTAATGTCAAATTTTGACAATGCTCTATTTCCTAGGCATCGCTAATTTCTTACCGCGACTTACTTCTTTAATCTTAATTCCTTTTTTATTGCTCATCATATGTTCTATTTTCTTAAGTATATCGTTTGGTACTTTCATATCATCTCCTTAGCGGCTACAGTAACGAGAAGGAGAGTATAAATCGTTACTGTAGCCTTAACGACTCCTGAGCGGTGGAGTCTATTCTTCACTCAATCTATCACCAAACCAACTTGCCATTATCACAACACAGGCATACCTTACACCGTCAACCGTGCTTTTCATATCAGCAGAGAAAGAATAATTA